AGTCGCCACAATGGCGTAAGGCATTGACATCACATCGTCAGGGTTGTTGATGCGTTTTAAGTTGCGCTTACTGGTCATGGCAATGCGCTGCACTTGGGGGCTTGGCTCGACACCAAACTCAGGTGCAATCTCCATCGCCAAGTTGTAGGTGAACGCACGCAAGTAGCCTGGCGGGAATAGCAAGTTAGTCACCAGCGTGGCTGGGTTGCTCAATTCTTGCACTGACACAAAATGCCATTCCAGATCGCGTGTAGGTTGCGGGTAGATCGTCATCGTAACGTCTGGGTAAGTCATGTTTACAAAAATGACTTGCGGATACGTTGACGTTACGGTTTTTACCGCAATACCGTTGTACTGCTGCTGGTTGATAAACTTGACGCCAAACGACACGTTCGTGCCAGGGTCACGAAAATAAGTTGACTCGTCTAACAGCACGGGGCGCAGCCCTATGAAGTTACCAGTAGGGCCAAGCGTGCGAGTAATTTGCCCTGCGGGCCAAGTAAAGGTTTGATCTTGTGTGCAAAAGACAGACAGGCGCTCAGTGTTCCATGAGTCAATCATCTGATTCATTGCCATCAGACTGTCTTGCATGACAGACGCCGATGACGTTTCGCCTTCAGCTAGCACACCAAGCAGCCGAAGCGCTCTGGTTATCTGATCGCCCGCCGTGTAAATCGCCATGATCAGACTCCTTCGGCTACAGCCTTACGTGTGTATTTGCGCTTGACTTCTAGCGCGTTCACCGCTACTTCAGGTTCTGATGCGGGTGCTTCTGGATTGTAGCGTGTCCAGCCGTGTGTTTCATCAAACACGGCTTCAAGTTCCATAGTGGCGACTTTACGCCCGTGGACGGGATGCTGAAGATAAATGTTCATAAAAAAACGGGGGCCGAAGCCCCCATTTGGTTAGGATGCTACCAATGGAACAGAATACCACTGGGTGGTGGAAGATGCCACCAACAATGAACTGGTAAGGTTTGTGATGCTATACGCACCGTTGGCCGCAACTGCATTAACTGCCCCGCCAGTGGCGGGGTAGATATTCAGCGCTCCGGCAGCGGTGTTTTTAACAATAACTACCATACCAGCAACAGCCGTAGGCAATCTAACGCCTTTTGTGCCGTCAGCAGCAGAGACGACGTTCAAACCTTCAGCTAGTGCAGCAGCATTGCCTTGAGTACTGCCAGCCGCCGCAACAGCAGCAACAGGAAGACGAATGGCGCCGGTTGAAGTGCCAGCTATGGTCGTAGCAGTTATGGTCGTAGCAGTTATGGTCGTAGCGGTTACCGCTTGCAACGCTGACGCGCCGGTGACGGTTACGCTATCAAATTCAGGGTCGCTATACGCGACGCCTACAGCTTTAGTATTTGGCATGGTGTTCCTTTAGAAAGACGGGGCCGAAGCCCCATCAGATTTAGGCAATGCGGTACGCAGTCCAAGTACCATCGCCGGTTTTACGAGCGAGGAACCGGCCCGAAGTGTTTTCCAACACAACAGCGTTGCCCACAATTGTCCAACCAGTACCAACAGCCAAAGTGACTTGGTAAGAAAGGTCAACCACCACAATAGCAAACTCAAAAGCAGCGTTTACTTTTGATGCAGCCGTGATGTCAGCTTCCACCAATGCCACGGTGGGCAGTGTGGCGGTAATGTCAGCAGCAGAGTCGCTGGTAAACAAACCGTTTGACAGTTGGGCTGCGGTCAAAGTTACGTCAGCAGTCAGGGCCGTGGGGGCGCCCTGAACCGACAGAACAGCTTCACCGATATTGCCATCACCAAGCTGGTAGCCACCAGCGCCATTAGGGAGTGCCATGATAATTTCCTTAAAAAAGATTTAAAAAACGCCCCCGAAGGGGCATTAGGTTTAGCCCCAGATGCGGCAGGCCATTTGTGGACGGATGGTGCTGAAGCCGTACAGAACGTCAATACGGCAAGGCATACGGTCGTTGTTGATGTCGTACTGACGAACAACGCGCAAGCTGATACCGTTGTGAACGGCACGAGCAGCCATGTCAACGCCTTGTGGCAGCAACAGGTCAGCAGTAGCGAACGTGATGGCGTCTTTGTGGTAGACCAAGTTCTGAGCGTACTGAGTAGAAGCAGTGCCCACAAAGGTCACAACGCCACCAGTTGCAGGCAGCACATCAACAGTAGCCAGAGCGTGGTTGGCCGAGTACATCGGAGCAACAGTCACAGTCCAAGTGCCACCCACGGCAGTAGCCGTAGTCAAAGCCACAAATTGGAACAAAGAACCAGTAGACTCACGGGTCTGTGGGTTGACAGCATTGCAAGCACTGACCGTGAACACGTCACCAGCATTGATTGTGGTGACTACAGAACCTTGTTCCAACAGAATGGTAGAAGCGCCTTCGGCAGTAACGCCTGGGGTCTTAACCAGTGTGGACGCGGTGGCGCTACGTGAGCCAGTGGTGTGCTGCTTGATCGACTGAGACATGTTGACTTCATCAAAGCCCAACACGCCAGTGCCCATCATGCCGTTGCGAAACTGCTTGGAGATAGTGTCGGTCGGATTGAACAGACCTTTCATACCTTCAACCAGACCAGCGTTGGCTGCTGGGTTAACAGTAGCGTAACGTGGCGACATCACAGCAGCGTTTTCGTTCAGCTTTTGTTGGGCTTGGAGCAGCACCAGCGAAGTTGAAGGAGTAGTGCCAGGCGTGCCAACGGTATTACCGATGGTTTTGTACGCATTGGCAACGTCAGCATCAATGCTGGAGGCCAACTGGCTAATACGCGGCTTGAGAACACGCTCTGCGAAGTCGTCCAATTGCATGGTCAATTCAGCAGATGTGAAGTTGACACCGATGTGCTTTTGGGTAGAAACAGCCAGAGTGGTGAACTGCTCGTTGTCGTCCTGAACTTGCAGGGCGGCACCGTCAGTAACCAGAGCGCGGTCAGGCAGACGGATACGCAGTGTGGAGCCAATCTTAGCGCCTTCAACAGCAAAGCTGTCGTCGTACTGGCGATTGACGTTACGGGTAAGAACCAGGTTGTTTTCGAGAATCTCAAGCGCTTTGCGCGTGATCATGTCGATGGTAAGAATCGAATTAGACATTTGTAAATTTCCTAAAAAAAGTTAGCGGATACGTTGTGCTTCCCACTTCTTCATCTGACGTGCCCTATCAGCTTCAATCCACTGCGAGGCCGTCATGCTCTTAATGGAGCGTGGGTCTGTAGTGTCAAGTGCTGGCGAACCAGAGGCTCGGGCGGTAACAGGTGAAATCGGCGTTGGCGCTGACGTTGTTCGTTTGACCGGAGGTTCTGCGGCCAATTTGGCCTCAATCTTTCCAATCTCTTTCGCCTGACCGAGTGGCGTCATACGTGCGATACGTTCCGCATCTTTGGGGTTAGAGCCGAGATAGTAAGCTAACTCAGGCCCAATGTCCGAAGACTGGATCGTTTCAGCCATCACGTTCGTGATCGGCAGTTTTGGGTTGTAGGCGACTTGTTCAAAGTCATCGTACTTGTCCCGCGCTGCTTCTTCAAGTTCCTGATAGCTTTCGAGAATAGCAGAGTGCTGCTTGGCGGCTTCACGCTTTGCAATCAGTTCTTCAGCTTTTTGTAGCGTCAACGCTTCCGTGTACGCTTCGGTAGACTCAAACTGATCAGCGGATGCTGTTGGGGCGGCTCTCAACGTCTGTTGTTCAGACTGACGCTGTGCTTGATCTCGTTCCCACTTACGTTGCTCTCTTGCGAGGCGTTTGCCAATTGCTGCATCAAGTTCCTCTTGCGAGAATGTCTTGGCTACTGCTTCTGGCGTTTCCGGCGCTTGAACATCAGTCGCAGGTGCAGCCGTTGCTTCCTGTTCTGGCACGGGTAGTGACTCCGCTGGTACTTCTTCTAGCATTTATGAATCCTTGGATTCCTCGGTCAACCTGGCCGATACGGTTTTCTTTATCTTACAGCAGATTACTCTGGCTGTGCAATAGATGCTTGATATGCAGCAATTACTTCAGGCGTGTGGATAGATGCGGCAATGGCTTGCACCTTGGCATCTTCACCGCTTACGTCAGCACCAGGCACGACAGTGTGGCGGTGAAACTTGCTGCTGATTTCAACGCCATCTTCTTTGATTGCGGTTTTGGTGCGAACTTGAATGCAGCCGTTTTCGACCACTTCAATGCGGTCAACAATTTCAATTTTTTCTAAAGCCATTTTGATACTCCAATCAAAATCAAGAATCCGGTCGTCTGGGCCGGTACAGTTCTCAGATTTTGCGCCAAGAAATTGCCTGTCAATAAGTGCTCACAATTGGTCCAACATTTGTGGTGAACGCAGTTGGAGGTGTGAGAGTTGGAAGCGCCCCATAAGTAGACGCTACGGATGATGCACCGAACAGCCCAAGAGCGTGCGCCCTGAACTTGTTTGAGGCGTTATCAAACTGTGCCGCTATGTAGTAGCGCCCCGGTCCTGCGGCAAAATAACTGGAAAGAAAATTGTCCCCAACATACTGAGCCGTAGAGCCAGAAACGCTGAACGATGCTGTTTTTGCAAGCTGTGTGCCGTTGTAGTCCAACAGATACAGAGTACAGTTTCCAGCACCGGTCGAGCCTTGCAAGATGGATGCGCCAGTAAGCAAAGCAGAACATCTAAGGTTGAGTTCGCAAACATACGTTGTCGTAGTGCTGGCGGTAACGTCTGTCCCATCCGTAGCCGATGAAGGCACCATGCCGCCAGTGGAAAACGCTGTGCCAGTATTTTTCGTACGGATGTCGATCTGCCGTTTAGTGGTGACGGAGCCGTCCAAAACTACAGAATCAAATATCGCAGTGCTTTGAACAGTTTGACTGAGCGACGAGTCGTACTGAATAACAGAGCCGTAAATGCCGCCACCAGACTCTGTTGTGGTGTCAACAACTTTACCAAAATTCGCCCCAAGTCTGATGTTCAGTCCAGACACATCTGTGCCAGTAGATGTGAGAAGTCCCGTCAGGTTGGAAATGTTTGTGGTGGCTGAGATGGTCAGCCCTTTGACGTTACTGATAGCCCTGACAAAGCCCAATGGGACGCCAGTTCCAATCTCAATCTGAGGGTCAACAACCGTGAATTGCGTGTTGAATGTGCCAAGCAATATTTGAGCAAATCCACCTTGCGCCAAAAAGTACCCACCGTCAAATTTGATTCCGAACGTGCTGAAAACCTCCACGTTGTTGCCGTACCCAGCGCCTAAGAAAGCAACATTGTCAAAATAATTGAGCGACAAAGTAGCGCCGCCGATGACGTACTCGGCATAATCTGGGGAAACAATAGCCGGGTACTGACCGCTTCCTGCAAGGACCACACATTTGTCAGCGTAGTACCAGCAGTCGTAGTGGTGGTGGTGTTCGCCGCGCCGATTCATAACCGCAATCGTCCCTACACCACCGTTTGCCGATGGGTTAGTTGGCAATCCAATTGCAATTCTTACAAAGTTGTTTTTTGCACAGTAGGGCGCTGGCAGAGTACGCTGCATCAAAATGCCAACAGTCGACGGATTTGTTGGCCCAGCAATGATGCCAAAATCTTCCAATGTGGTGTTGTTGCCACCTGCCATGTCAATGGCGATGTACCCGGTTTGTGCCACCAAAATAGTGCCGTAAGTGTCCACTGCCGACACTGCCGGATTTCCTGGACCAACACCTACAATTTTTAGGAACACATTGTCTGTGTAGGTGTTTTGGATTTTAAGACTGGTTGAAAGTTTGTACCTTCCAGCCGGGATAAACACCTCGCCGCCGCCAGCAGCAATTGCTGCATCAATTGCAGCTTGAATGGCTGGAGAACTATTAACCGAACCTGTGGGGTCAGCGCCATAATCCAGCGGGTTGTACACCGCGCCAGAAATCATGGAATAAGTGACTTTGGTCAAAGACATTTTTAATCCTTAAACCGTGTAAACAATGACAAATCGAAAATCCGTAGTGTTCCCAAAGTTTGCTTGACTCATGGTAGTTCGGTCGCTAAGAGATTGTTGTAAGAAGTACAGTTCATTAGACGCAACACTTAACAGTATTGCACCACCAACAATTATTCCGGAAAAACTAGATGCAGGGTCAACAACAGTCATTGAGTTTACATTTGAAGCTGCGTTAAAAGGAAGCCCGGTGATAGATGCGTAGCCAGTTGCCGAACCTTTAGAAGTTAAAACAACTTTGCAAGTCAACGTAACTTGTCTGCCAATTTTTGTGTATTGCCCAAACTGTGTTGAGTAGGTTATTCCTGTTGTCGCACCGCCAAAAGAAAGCGCAGGCGTCCAAGTGCCTTCCTCATAGTCACTCAGCAACTCGCTTGTGCCTGTGCCTGATGTTGCAGAAAAATCAATGCCTTGACCGCTTGCAAGAACTACGTTGCCTGTTAATTTAATGTTACCAACAACATCAAGTTTTTCAGCGGGAGTAATTATGCCAACACCTACACGACTGTTTGTTGCATCGGTGTAGAACAGATTGGCATCTGTATCACCTTCAATCCGTACGTTAAAAACAGCACCAATTTCGTTAATCACTAGGTTGCTTGTGCCAATAATCATCTTTTCTGTTAGCGCCCCAGCGGTTGCAGTTTCAAAATGAATTTGGCCTTGTTCAGTGGTTGAGGTTGGGCTAAGAATAGAAGCGTGAATTAAACCGTAGGCTTGTTTATTGCCAGCCGAGTCTTCACCGTTAAATTCGATCTCACCCAATGTGTCAGAGGCTGCTGGGCTTGCTGAATCTCTGTATAGCTCAAGTAATGGGGAAGCTGTTGCACTAGCGTCTGTGCTAGTCAAGGTCATGCCCAAAGCATCAAAAGTTCTACCGGCTGTTAAGTTAGCAATACTTACCTGTTTGGTTGCGCTACTTTGAACAATGGGCAATACTTCCGTACCCGCTAGAGGGGTTGTTGACGCCGGTAGCGCAGAAATTTTTAAGTCGGCCATGTAATTGT